TTTTACTAATTCTTTTGCTTCTCTAACGTTTCTATCCCAATCGCTTAATGGGGATAATGCCGCAATAATTCCTGCGCCACGTTTTGTGTCGCCTCCACCAAGTTTGGTTGCTTGTTCATGTGCTTTTTCATACCATTGATGCCCGCCTTCAACAAATGCTGGGGATGCTTCACGGTACTTTTTAATAACATTTTCTACATGGTTTTTAAATTGTGCTTGGGCAATATTTTGATCCCAACGACCGTGAGGATTAACTCCAAAGTAGGCCATGTTATGCCCACGCAGGTCTCAAATAAGCAAGCATTGCTTGACGTCTTGCGTTAATTTCTCCAGGTTGATCTGCAACGGTGTTTGCTTTTCCGTCGTTTACTAAATGTGGAGCAGGAGTTAGTTGTGTCTGTGGAGCACTTCGTGGCATCATATATGTAACTGCTCCGTTTATATTTACTAGTTTTGCTTTCATTTGACGTTCAATACCCGTCATTGGATGTATTTGTTCTGGCCAGTAGTACATAGATGGCTCAATACGCTCACCTTTGTGTACACCTCTTTGATAAGCCTTTTGATTAACACGGTTTTTGATTGAGTCTAATAAACGATCATCTCTTCGAGATCGCATTGTTCCCAGATAACCATCTGGATACTCTGCTGATGGAATACGACCAACACCCATGCGGGATGCATCCATAGAGTCACGGGCTATAGGTGTTCCTGCACCACCTTGATTGTTATATCCGTAAAGACCGCCACCACCCAATGATTGCCAATTTTGTGATGCGGAAAGATTACTTACTCCACCAGCCATTACACACCTCTATTTCGGCGATTTTTTGCAATTGTTGCATAAACTTCATTTACTGAAATTTTCTTACCTTTGTATGTAGAGCCTCTGCTTATTTGTGATTGTTCTGCAAAATCCTGAGCCTTTGGTTTTGGCTCCATTCTTTCGTACTCTGCAGTTCGGTGTGCACTTGCTACAAACTCTGGATTGGATTCAACACCAGGAACTTTGCGCCCAAAATAAACGTTACCACCTTGTGAACGTCTTACATCTGTTCCACCTAAGTCGTAGCCCGCAATTTGTTTATTTTCTACGCCAGCCTTACGTGCTTCTGGAAGTGTCTTGTGTTTAACACTGATGTCAGCAAATATTTTTCCGCCAGTTTTCCATGCGCCTTGATAAACATCACCTGTTGCTTTTGTTGCATGTTCTTCTTTAAAACTTTTTGCTTGCTCTGCTGTATATGGAGCATTTGTAATTTTTTCAGCACCAGGGACCGAAACCATAACTCCAGGACCAGTAGGAGATTTTCCAGTTTTAAAACTACGACTGGCTCCACCTTGATTGGCTAACTCTGCAAACTGTTCATTACTAAGCATTAGGGTTTGTACCCCCACGAGATGCGGGAACCGTTGGAGATGTAGAAGATGCATCATCCCAGTTAAATGTTGTACCAGCAGTTTTTTTAGATAATGATAAAGGCCTATCTCCACCAAGACTTCTATTTTTCCATGCGGTTGCTTGAGCGGCAGAGCCTGTTGTGGAAGCGCTAAGTGACAATGGCGGAGTTGCGTCTGGCGTTTGTGGCGCCAATGAACTGCCGAACTGTGAATTCGACAATGACATTTTAGTAGGAAGAACCCATTCCGCCCTGGAAGTTAGGATTCTGACGTCCAGATACTGATGGAATAGTTCTTGCGTTTGTCATTGTTGAACCTGAACAAGGATCAATGCAAGGCATAGTTGCAGTAATTCTGTGTGCAGCACCTTTACGTTCTGATGCTTCAGCATTTGCTACTAACACATTCTTTCTATTTACTTTTGTGCCATACATTGGTTCTGCTGCTTGTGTGTTCTTCTTTGGCATTAATTTACCAACAGAAGGCGTACCACTTACATTAGTAAAGGTTGCATTTGCACCAGAAGGTGTGTATTGATCTTGGCTCATATCTTTTTTCATTTTACTACCTGCTGACTCTAGATGGTTTGAAGGCATACCCATGCGACGACGCATTGCATGACCCATATCTGTCCAATTTGCCATGGTGACTCCTTAATGTAGGTATAAGGATAGAACTAAATTAACTTGCTGTAATGGCGAATACGATGGCGGAAATTTCTCCGTCACGGGATTCAATAGTAGTAAAACCTGGTTTGCAAGTTAAATCTAGGCCTCTAGGAGCCACGTATCCTCTAGATATAGCAATTGCTTTTACTGCTTGGTTCACTGCTCCAGCACCTACTGCACGTAATTTTACTTCGTGTTTTTCATAAATAGCGTGAGCAATTGCTGATGCAACGCTTTGGGGATTTGAACTTGCACTAACTCTTAAAAAGGGTTCATCATGAGAAACAGTAACTTCAGGTGTAATTGTCATATTTAGTAGTCCTTTGAGTCGAATTTATGTACCGCTCCTAGAACATAGGGTAAGGCTAAAGTCTTGGGGCGTCTCTGTATTTAAGGTCTCTCATTTGTTCGGCAACTGCCTTCTCGACCTCGTTATAGAAGTTTTTTCCTAAGAGCCTTGCAAGAGCATAAGAATCTGCAGCATTATCATCATTAAATTCTATGCCCCATCTCTTGTATATTTGCAATAACATCTCCTGTTTTTTTGCATTTCCCTTACCAGCAGCAAACTTTTTGAGGGTCATAGGAGGAACTTTTAATGGGTATTTTCTTGGGTCACCTTCATCAAAGTAGTCAAAGATTGTTAAGCGAACAGTGGCTGATAACTCTCCAAGCACAAGGGCAGCATGGCTGGCAAGGACCGTTCCCTCCATGGCTATGTCTAAAATTGTGTTATTGTTTTCTTCTAGGTAATCAAAATGATCTATTAGCCACTGTCTAATATCGGCAAGTCTTTCAATACCAAAGTATGGAGACTTGTAAACCCAAGTAATATATTTTGTTGGATCTTCAAATTGTAAAGCAGTTAAAGCAAATCCAGTTAATGATTGATCAATTCCTAAAGTTACTTTGCAATTTTTTGGTAACTGACCATCAATCGCTTTGGTTGGCACGGCGGTTTCTTTCGTCTATTACCATTTGAACAGTTCCTAGATAGCCCGCCCCGTCAACTAGGTTGTCTCTTTTTTGTTGATGAATTTCACGACAAATTTTTACCCAAGCCATTGCTAATCCAACTTGTTCTTCTGTTACATCAGTATTAAAAATTACTTCCCAACCTTTAGCAATACGATTAAAGTTATCTAATGGATGATCATAAGATTTGTTACGATCTCCTGTAATTAATCTTTGAGCCTCTTCAAGTACTGTTTCTTTATTCAAGTTCAAAGTATGCTCCTTTTATTAAATAATTACTTGCTGGTTTTGTTAAAGATAGCAAGTAATCATATGTTTCTTTAAATGAGTCACGTTTGTTTAATATCCACCAAGCAGAAAGTGCTGCAGTTGAGTTGGATGTTCCAATAGTTGTTTTAGTAGAGTTATCTAACATGCGAGAAGTGTAGTTATCTGGAATGTAGATGTCTACTTTTCCTTTTGCGTTACTGTATGTTTGAATAGTTCCTCCAGAGGTAACTGCTCCAACAGAGACTACTTCTTTCCAACATGCTGGAGTAAAAACTTGTTTTGTATTGCCATCATTCCCAGCAGCAGCAATTACAGGAACATTTACTTTCTTTAAAAGACTTACTTGTTTTTTAAATGTGGTTGACACATTGCAGGTGTTAAAGGTATTGCCTTGAGAAAGACTTACAACAGAGATGTTGTATTTCTTTTGATTCTTTGTTATCCAAACCAATGCATTATCAATATCCTCTGTGTAATAATCTGCGGGTTTTCCTTTTGGATCTATACCGACAATTCTAATTAAAATAACTTTTGCTTTAGGATTAACTTGAGTAATTATAGAAAGCATTCGAGTGCCGTGATTTAAAATTTTACTATTAGAAACGGGGATGTTGGCAGCCCCTTCACCTTCCATAAATTTTTTGCCATTTGGACAAGTAAATTCAGAGACAATACAAACCTCATGTACAACATTGTCTTTAAATAACTCTGTACTTGTTCCAGAATCTATGACTGCTATAGATTCTAAAGAGTCTGCTTGTACTGGTACTACCTGTAAGCCAAGTAGTACCAGCGCAAGGACTAAGAATTTTTTAGTCAA